CGCGTACCGCAGCGATGGCCCGATTTCGTCGACCTGCAGCTCCACGACGGTCCGATTGGTGCCGTCCTGCGCCTGATACGAGTGCTGTCGGAGTCTGCCCTGAGCGATGACGCGCATGCCCTTGGCCAATGACCGCACGCAATGCTGGGCGAGGTCGTTCCATGCCGAACAGCGGAGGAAGAGCGCGTCTCCGTCCTCGTACTGGCCGGTCTGCCGGTTGTACTGGCGTGGCGTGTTGGCGATGGTGAAGCTGGCGACCTGCGCGCCCTGGCCGGTGGTCCTCAGTTCCGGATCCGCGGTGAGGTTGCCGACGATGGTGATGACGGTCTCCCCGATGGCCATGTCATTCCCCTCTCACGTATCCGGCCGGTTCCGGGCCGAGCTGGCTTGGGTCCTTGGTCTTCCACGCGCATTTCGCGCGGAGGCATCCGGCCTCGCGGTCGATGATGATGTCTCCGAAACGTGCCGGAGCGACCAGCGTGAGATTCCAGCTGCGGTCATGGTTGAGCGCGGTGACGGTCTCATACAATTCACTGATAAGTTCGGCCGCCGTCATGCCGATGCTGGTCGGCGTGAGCGGCCATTCGAACCACCGCTCGCCTTCCGGCCTGGCTGTCTTGCTTGGCATCGTGTGCCTCCTTTGGGATTGGATTGGATGTCGTGCCGGAGCGCGGAATCGAACCGCGCATCCATCCGCCGGCGTTATCGGAGCGCCGATCCATGGCGCCCGCATCCTGTCGCGGGCCCCGGCGAAGGCCGGACGGGAGGAGAAGAGAGAAGATGACCCGTCCGGCCGGTTTTAACGTCTTTTCCTTGACGCGCGGACGGTTCCGGCATGGCCGCGCATGACGAACCACGTCCATGCCGCAATGTGTGCGGAACCGTCCAAGTCCTTCACTGCCGTTGCTCGTCCAGCCAGCGCGCGAAGCGGGGGTCGGAGCACAGGCGACGCATGATGACGGCCGTCGGAATGAGCACCGCGAACGGCACGGCGATGAGATGTTCGATCGGATGCGTGCACGCCGGCGTGCAATACAGCACCCACATGGCCAGCAACCACACCGCGAACAGCAGCTGATGCAGGATGACGTGGGCAAGGGCCTTCATCACATCAGCTCCTTGTTAATGGTGTCGATAACGATGTCCACGAGGTCGGCCACGTCGAGGTCGACGTATCCGACGATGTGACCGAGCGAACGCCTTGCTTCGATTTCGTCCCATAAGTCGCCGCAGGCCGGACTGATGGCGTCGCCATGGTCCTCAAATTCCCTGAATATCGCTTCGACGCAGGCTTTGCGGATGTTGTTCATTTGTTCTCCTTTTCTTCCCATGGGTCAGGCCACGGGGTATCGGTACGCCAGTCGTTGTCGGTCATCACGCGCCCACCTCTTCCTCGTATTCGGCCGTGCACTGGTACAGGTGTTGCGCGAAATAGGCGATCATCTGCTCCTTCGGATACATGACGATTCGTCCCACCTTCACGAACTTCGGGCCGATGCCCGCGCTACGCCAGTACGCCAGGGTGCCTTCCTTGATGCCGCAGTTGTCCGCGATGTCCTTCGTTGTGTTCATCGGCTTCAACGCCGCCGCCAATGCGGCGAACACCTCTTTGTCATCCATCACGCACCCGCTTCCAACGACGGCTGGAGGCAGTACCGGCGGATGAAGTACGTCTGGCCCTTGGCGACGAACCAAGGTTCCCCCGCCCCATCGGTCAGGGTACGCAACGAGGCGCCGTTGAAGTTGTAGGATTGAATCTCACTGGTCATTTTGTTTCCTTTCGAAGTGAGGGGCGATGAACGCCGCAAAGTTTGTGAAGAATTTCCTGCTCACAGCCAACGAAGAGCAGAACGTGACGTTCTCCATCGCAGACGTGTCTGGCGCCATGTCTGTCGTGGAACAGACGATTCGCGTCATGGCTGAAGCCGGCAACGAGGACGCGCAACTGGCCTCGACCTGCCTTGAATCAATCTGGCTTGATATCTGGGCCGCGTACGAGCGTGGCGGGAAAAGCCGCGAAATGCACAGGTCGAACGTTTCCCTGAGCATTCAGGACCGGATGGCGCTGCGCACGGCGGAACGACTGCTGGACCAGGGACCCGAACAGTATCCACGTCAACGCCGCGACGATATCCGTTCGATGATCGACGAGCTGCCATCGTTGCTGAACGACATCACACTCCCGCAAGGGCTCAAGGAATACATCGCCCGCCTTGCACGCGAAGTTCGAATAGCGTTGGACGAGTACGACCTGACCGGCGATTTCAAGCTCGATATCGCGTTCGCTAGATTGCAGACCTCGCTCAATGTCGCAGCCACCGTTTCCAAAGACGCCGAATCACAAGGGAAGCTGGTCGGTTTCCTGAAGACGAAGGTCTGCCCGTGTCTCGCCGCCGGAGCCCTCGCCCTTGGAGCCGTTGCAGACGGCGCGACTGTTTTGGACTATCTTGGAGTCCACTCCCAGATTGCTTCATCCCAGCAAGCTTCGAATACGTCTCACGAACAATCTGCGAACGATACGTCTCAAGAGCAGTGAGGGTCAGCCGTCCGTCAGCCGCCTGCGTCTTCAGGTCGTCCATGACACCATAGAAGACATCAAGTGCGGCTTCGAATGAATCACCGTCATACTTGGACAAATCAACAACCATTTGATTCTCCCTTCGATTCATGCGTCGGCGAGCGCCTGACGCTCACGGTTTGATCTGCTTGATGTTGTCGATTGGCTGGAGGAGCAGCGTTAGCAGCTGCAGAAAAGTCATGTCGAACATTGCAGCGATGTTTTCCATATCGCCCAGCGTGAAGTCTTTTTCTCCATTGAGTTTTCGGTTCACAAGCGGCCGTCCACATCCAATCGCTTTCGCGATATCTTCTTGTGTTTTGTGCCTGCGAGCCATCTCTCCGCGAAGGTTGTCTCTCATAAGTTCCGCTTCGCTTGTCACCAGACCTCCTTTCTTGCTGCTCTTTGCTGACAGTTACAAACTGTATTCAAATGAATACTGTCAGATGAGTATTCATTTGAATACTTTACAGAAAGTACACAATTGGGTATCTTTGGGCTATGGGAACAAGAGCCAATAACGATGTGACCGCTGGTGCGCGGAGCATCATGCAGTATTGCAAATCACTACAAGTCAAGAGCGGCATGACTGCAACTGAATTCGCAGCGGAATGCGGGTTCAGCCGCAATTATTGGTTTGTTCGAGCTCGTTTTGACGCACCACTAACAATTTCGGACTGCGAGCGCATTGCCAATGTATGCGGGATGACGCTGAAAGAGCTATTCACCCGCGCCCTGGGCAGCGATGCCGCACGAGCCTACGCCGCCCGCGAGCGCGAGTTCCAGGTCACGGATGATCTGGTGGATCGTATCGCTTCCCGTCCGGAGGATTTCGGCGTGGCTGCCAACGACGATCCGAACAAGGCACTTGAAGCGGAAACGCCAAGAGATTGAATTTTTAATGCAAATCAACCAAGGAAAGAAGGAAACCATGTACAGGAAGACAATCGCAACGGCCGTTGCCGGTCTGCTCATTCTCGGGCTTGGCGCATGCGGCAACGCCAGTGACGCCAAAACCGCCGACGCCGGCAGCACGAGCCAATCGCAGACGACGAAGAAGCCGGCAGAGAAGAAGCCGGCAGAACAGCCTGCGGATCTGACCGGCACATGGAAGCAGACCAACTCCGGCAGCACGGATTCCTGGATGGAAGCCGAGATAACGGCCGACACGATCACCGTCCAGTGGGTCAGCGACAACGGCGATACGAAGAGCCTGTACTGGAAGGGCTCCTACAATGCGCCGGACAAGGCCGGCGACTGGAAGTGGACGAGCCAGGGAGACACCGCGGCGATGCAGGCGTCCCTGCTCGGCTCGCAGGACGCCACCAAGGACTTCACCTACACCAAGGCGGACGGCGTCAGCTGGGAGACCACCGCGATGGGCACCACCACAGTGGTGAAGACCGCCAAGCAGTGAGCGATAGGCTCAGCAAGCCGCTCAAGGCGGGAGCTCCAAGGAACTGGGTCTGCGCGCGTCATACGCGGATTGAACTATTAGAAATAACCGAATAGTTCAAAACCGTTGGAAACATCAACAATAGACCATTTTGTTGACGTCAACAAGATGGTTGTGGAATCGGAAGGAGACAAGCATGGCGGACGAACCACAGGAAGGCCGGATAATCCTCTACCAAGAGGACGGGCGCAACGTACCAGTCGAAGTCACGTACTGGCGGGAGACGTTCTGGCTCACACAGCAGAAAATGGCAGAATTGTTCAATGTTACCGTGCCGACCATCAACGAGCATTTGAAAAACATCTTCTCATCCGGCGAACTGACAGAGACGTCAACCATTCGGAAATCTCGAATAGTTCGACAAGAAGGTTCTCGCCAGGTATCAAGAGAAATCTCTTTCTACAATCTCGACGCAATCATCGCCGTCGGATACCGCGTCAACAGCAGACAGGCCACACAATTCCGCCAATGGGCCACCGGCATCCTACGCGAATACATCGTCAAGGGATTCGCCCTCAACGACGACATGCTCAAGAACGGCAGACCGTTCGGAGACGACTATTTCGAGGAACTGCTCGACCGCATCCGCGACATCCGCACCAGCGAGCGTCGGTTCTGGCAGAAGGTCACCGACCTGTTCAGCGAGGTCAGCTACGACTATGACCCGAACTCGCAGACGGCTAGGGACTTCTTCGCCAGCTGCCAGAACAAGATGCACTACGCCGTCACCCATCAGACCGCCGCCGAAATCGTCATGGATCGTGTGGACGCCGGCAAGCCGAACATGGGATTGACTACTTGGAAGGGCGCTCCGAAAGGACATCCACGGTCCACGGACGTGACCGTGGCAAAGAACTATCTGAACGAACGCGAGATGAAGGCGTTGAACACGCTCACCACCGGTCTGCTGGACCTCGTGGAGGCACGAGTACTGAACCACACCCTCACCAGCATGGAGGAATGCGCCACGCTGATCGACCAGTACATCTCCCTGTCGGGCATGCCGTTGCTGGAAGGCAAAGGCAACCGTGGACACGAGCAGATGAGACGCAAGGCCCTCGACGAGTTCCACAAGTGGGATGCGGCACGAGAAAGCGATTTCGACAGGTTCGCCAAGGGATTGGACGGAACTGGACGGTGAACGACGCCACATTGACGTCCTGGTCGAAGACACTGGGCGTGCGAGTGGAGGAACGCCGGCTGGCCGGAGACAGGTGCGGACTCTACTACGATCCGCTCCGCCTCATCATCATCGACGAACGGCTGGCCGGATTCCAACGCCGCTGCACCTTGTGCCACGAGCTCATCCATGCCAGACACCACGACCCCGGATGTGGCAGCCAATACGGGGTCAAATGCGAGCGCCGTTGCCGTAGGGAGACCGCGCTGGCGTTGATCAGTCCGGTGGATTACGGCATGGCCGAGGAGATTTATGAGGGCGCGGCGTGGCCGATGGCGGTCGAATTGGGTGTGACGGTGCAGGTGCTGATGGACTACCGGCAGCTGCTTCATGATTCCGGCGTGTGCATGCAATAGTTATACGCCTTTATACGTGCTTATAGAGCCTTATACCCCTTCGGATTCCTTATAAAAAATGACCCCGGCCACCCGCATACCGCGAGCGCCGGGGTGAAGAACATGTGGGAAGAAGCGCCATGAAAGTGACCATTGATGATCTGTGGCTTAAGAATGACGATGATGGCAATCCGCCGAGTCGCGCGGCCAAACGCTCTTTGGCGAACTCACGCGATCCGATGAAGGCCAATGTGCCTGAGAAGTGGCGTAAAAGCCGTTATGGAGTCGGGATGCGCTGGCGTTGTCATTGGACCATCGTCAAGGACGGTAGACGTGTGCAGAGGGTGAAGCAGTTCGCCAGGCTCGCCGAAGCGCAGGAATATGCCGCGGCCATGGAGGACGACATCCGGCGGGGACGCTACCGCGATCCTCGTCAGGAGCTTCGTGTCCTGGATGACGTGGCCGGCGAATGGCTCGCGTCGAAGGTTGATCTGAAACCCGGCACCGCAGGCCGGTATGCGAGGGAGCTGCGCCTGTACATCCTGCCCAAATGGGGTGGCATGACGTTGCGGGAGCTGCGCCCTGACATGCTGCAGGAGTGGGTCGGCCAGCTCATGGACGGTGGTTATCCGGCCGCGTTGCCGGACGGACGTGATTCGAAGCCGCTGAGCGCGAGAAGCATCCGCAATATCATGAAAGTCGTCCTCAAGGGCATCTTTGACTACGCCGTCTCGAACGGGTGGATCGGTGAGAATCCTGTGGACAGGGTCACCGTGCCGAAGATCGTCTCCGACGACGACATGGTGTTCCTCTCGGTCCGCGAGGTCGAGTTGCTCGCGGACGAGGCGGAGAAGATCGGGAAGCCGGTGGACGGTCTGCTGGTCAGATGGCAGGCCTATACGGGATGCCGCATAGGCGAATCGCTTGCCCTCAAGGTCGGTGACGTGGACGCGGACAGGCGGCGCGCCAGGATAGGCCGCACATGGACTGACGACGGGCATGGCGGCAGCATGCTCGGCACCCCGAAGAACGGCAAGGCCCGCAACATCGCGATACCACGGTTCCTCATGCCGCAGATCAAGGCGCAGATGGATGGCATGGGTGATGACGACTGGCTGTTCCGTGCCACCCGTGGCGGGAACGTCTGGACGAACACGTGGCGGACAAGGATATGGAACAAGGCCGTCAAAGCGGCCGGCATGGAGGACACGGGCGTGACCATACACAGTCTGCGCCACACATACGCGAGCTTCGCGATCGCCCAAGGCGCGGACGTGAAGACCCTGCAGATGCAGCTCGGCCACTCCTCTCCCAGCATCACATTGAACACCTACACGGCGCTCTGGCCGGAACGATTGGACGACGTGGCCGACGCGATCGGAGCCCTCCGCGAGCGCGAACTCGCGTGAATCGGGCATGGAGGTACCGCGGCGTTTGTATGCATTTGTATGCGAATTGTTTTCGACGAAAAAAATAAGCCCTTGAAAACCTAATGTTTCCAAGGGTTCCGGTCGGGCTGACAGGATTTGAACCTGCGACATTCTGCTCCCAAAGCAGACGCGCTACCAAACTGCGCTACAGCCCGTTCATGCACTCCCGCACGTGGCAGGTGAACACGAGTTTCCATTGTAGCGTATGGTAGGACAACGACAGGCTAGAATGGCAAATACTGGAGGGAACGCGCATGGGACGTCATCAGCAAGCCGAGGCTTCAGGCATCATTTCCTTCATGGCATGCGCCACTCTTGCATGGATCGCCATGGACCTATATCTGCAATTCGCTCCCGCCATCTGGCGTGTCACCCAACGCCTGTTCACCGTGTGTGCCGGAATCACCGCGGGATGTGGAGTCATCTCGTTCACCTTGGGGTATGCGCGCAACTCCAGGTCGATGACGTTGAAACATGGCTGGACCATTCCTATTCGCCGTATCTTCGAGATACTCGCTTTGTCCGTGGTCTACGCGTCGACCATTTTCGTCACGGCGTTCATGCTGCTTTCCATTGCCAGCAACATGATGGGGTTGCGCACGTTAAAAGGCTATCTGACTGCACTCTGCGCCGCGATCTCGGGGGTCGTAGGCTATGTCACGTTCGTACAGGCGGAACTCATGAATGCCAAGACCATCGCATCCTTGTTGCCGTTCTTCGTGGTTTCCGGTGTCAGCATCGCAGGATTGACGTCCGATGATCCATACTGGTACAACAACAATTTCTCCCAATTGGGCGATCGAACCACTTTTGCTGCTCGTATGTTCAATTCGACATTGATGTTGGCCGGCGTCTGCATCGTCATCATCAGCTATTTCGCGATTTCGGAGCTCATCACCACGCACCGTCTGCAGATGCAGTATCTGTCTGCAAACGATGAAAAAGAAGCTCCCAAACACTTCAAGGCGCGGATTCTTCTGCTATCGACCATGCTGACGCTCGCAGGCATCGCCTTCATCGGCATCGGCATGTTCCGTTACACGCCGCATCCGATTCTGCACAACGTATTCGCCCGCGGTCTTCCCTGCCTGATGAGCGTGCTGATGATCGCGCTGCCTTGGCTGGCCCCGCAGCTTTCAAAAGTAGTATATGTGATTTCAGACCTAGCTATCGTGATCGGGGCTCTTGCCGGGTTCCAGTGGTTGGCGGGGCGTAACACGTTGACGAACGTCGAGGCTCTTGCCGGCATGATGTTTCTGGGCTGGTTCATCATCTTTTCACGGCAGATTGCGGCCATCGAATCCGATCGTGTGCAGACGCAGCTTATTCTGGCGCAAACCAAGCGGCCAGAATCCGTCGAGGATCTTGCGGAGGTCAGCGAAACCGTTCCTGGAACCGTTTCCCGACTCTCGTCGGAAGTCTAA